ATGAATTAGAAATCTTTAAATTGCAAGCCGGATTAAAAAGAAGCGAACTTAGACTGCGTGATGCTACTGCTGAAAGAAATTTATTCTTAAAGGTAATTGATGACTTTAATGCTAGCCCAGAAGGAACATTACCTGATGGTACAAAATTAATTGATGTGTTTGATGACCCTGAGTTATGTGAAAGATTAGAGCGTGATTATTGGACATTAAGATTAGCAAAACAAACTGCTATGGATATGATTGCATATGGTCGGGCTGGCGTAGGCAATATGGATGCGGTTGTTATGCTAGAACCTGATCAACAATTAGAAGTTATGAAATTGGCTTGTGATTTTTTTGTGCGAAATGAAATTAGAACAAGCAATTTACTAAGCCAAGTAAATCAAAATGTTCAGAACAATTTAATAGCCAACTCACCCTTAGTAAAACAATTAATGTTTAAGGCAGAGGAAGAAAATGTTTCTAGTATTCAAAACAGTCAGTGAACCTCAAATGGGGTTGGTCAAGCGTGTTGGCCAATATATTGAATATATCGTAGGATGGTTAGACGATAGTGTTAAGGATTTGGTGCCAATTAAACACCTAAACCCCACTATTATTGAAGATGAAAATGTAGCACTAGCATGGAAATTTGCTGGTAACTTTACTGGCTATGTTAGCGTAAGAAACAACACGTTGCTGAATGATCAATTAGAAATACTTTCTAGTGACGAACCTACTCACGTTAAAAAGAAATATTATCTAACAGAAGAAGATAAAAATAATGCTGCTACATTCATGAAAATTGTATTACGCAAAATGCTTGATGAGGTGTACGACAAGAGATTAGAACATTTAAATTTGGGTGTAAGCACACTTGAATTGCTGTCTTGGAGTACACAATATGAAGAGGCCAAACGCCACTTAGAAACAAATGATGATAATCTTCCTATGTTAAAATCATTAGCAGAGCAAAGAAATATCACATTAACTGAAATGGCGTATAAAGTTGTCAACGCTAAGAATAAACTTGACAATGAAATATCAAAACTCTTATCTAAAAAACAGTTGATAGAAAAAGAAATCAAAGAGTGTAAGGATGTTAGGGAATTAAATGTTCTAATTCATTATCGTTTTGGATACAATATGCCTGTTAAACAGCAGTTAGAAATGGGTATAGAGGAAAGTTCTAAGTACGATTTATAAGTGATACATAGAGATATGTTCTCTATCCCTATCAACCCAAAATTAAACGAACAGCAATTTAAAGAATTCTACGATTTTTTAAGTGAAAACAAAGATGTAATATACGATTTGTACTTTACAAGTCGTATGCCTCCCTTTATACAGGATGCTATGGGTGATGTGTTTGATATCAGAGACACAGCACCTATTGATACTGCACTATTTATCCAACAAAGTTTGGGCATAAAAGTCAGTGCGACATTTAACAACACATTAGTAAGACCGAGCCAAGATAATTTAGACTTATTCATACATAATTTTAAATTCTTATATGATGCTGGTGTTCGTTCAGCAACGATACCGCATACTACGTGGATACTAACAGGTCAAATTCAAAAAGCGTTCCCCGATTTATTCATTAAGAACACCATATTATGGGATGTTAATCGTGCAAATGATGTAGCAAAACTTGCTGAAGCCGGCTTTCATTATGTCAATCTAGACCGTGACTTAATGCGTGACCGTGATGAACTAATTAAAATACGTAAAGTCGCAGACAAATATAAGATTAAAATCAGTCTACTAGGCAACGAAGGCTGTACTGGCGGTTGCCCTATTATGAAAGAACATTTTCAGTTCAATAATACAAGAGGGCAAGATGGTGCGCAGTATTTTAACGATCCAATAAGTCGTGTAAGTTGTGCTAAATGGGAAGTAGAAGATCCTAGTAGCATGTTAAAAGCAGCCAATTTTCCACCATGGCGTGAAGATTGGGTAGAACTATTACAATATGCTGATGTAATTAAAATGCATGGTCGTGAAAGCATTAGCAGACTGTACGAGACAATGGATATTGTTCGTAGATATAGAAACAATGAATCAATACTCTTTGACGGGTTTGAATCATATTTGGAAGATACTAATCTTAAAGGTAAACCAATTCAAGCCTGGCGAGAAAAGATTAAGAATTGTAAATTTGATTGCTGGGATTGTGACTATTGCGATAAGATATATCAAGCAAAGTCAAAAGAAGTTGCACATCCAAAGATAATAGCACTCACAGAAGAATTAGTTAACTCAGTTAATATTGATTTGGATAGTAAAATTGAAGGTCTGACTAGCCCTAGAGTACAAAAGTTACTATACAGTTTAGCAAAACGTAGTACAACATACTTAGAAGTAGGTAGTGCAATGGGCGCAACTGCATATCCTGTAGCACTAACTGGGATAAAGATGCATTGTGTGGACAATTGGTCAGATAATATTCAACCTATGAATGATGAATTTAGTTTACCGGATAACACAAAGGGTGAGTTTTTAAAGAACTTAAATGGATTCAACATCAATATACATGATAACGATGTGTTTGCAACTGATATAACCAAGATAAAAGACGTTGATTTATTTTTTTATGACGGTCCACACGATATGGAGACAACAATGAAGGCTGTAAAATATTTTAGCGATTGTTTCGCAGACACAGCGATTCTTATATTTGATGATGCTAATTGGCAAGGTGTAGTGCAAGGAGCAGATATGGGTATAGGATTAGCGAAACTTAAAAAGATATATTCTAAAATGATGTTAAACAGCACTGAAAATAAAAACATGTGGTGGAATGGATTGTATATTGTAGTGGTGCAGAAATGATAAAGAAATTTTTAATACTTACCGCAGATGTATTTCAGAAGAACGTAGGCACACCAGAACAACGACAGGATTTAATCGATCAGGCATATGCAGAACAGAATAAAAATCCAGAGACAATGATGTTTACGAATGAAGGATGTTGGCGAACTTATTACAAATACAACAATATAGATTGGTTGATGAAAGAGATTCAATCAGTAGTCAGTGAAGTAGGCATGTATTATCAAGAACTTGACCCCACGTATAAAAGCAAAACAAAAGAGTTTGTTGGTAGTGAAATAGCATATTGGACAAACATTAATAAACCTGGTAGCAAAAACAAGGTACATGAACATAGACAGTGGCAATACGTTGCAGTATATTACTTACAGGCTACAGGCACCGGCGATATAGTATTTCACAATCCAAACAATATTACAGATAGTTGTAACTTGTTTGCACCCTTTACGAGTACCATTGCACTTAGTCCACAAGATGGAGACTTAATTGTGTTCCCTGCATGGCTACCACATGAAGTAGAGACAAACACAAGCAATAAAGATAGAATAAACATCTCTATGAATATCAGATTTAATCCTAAACCAGAACAACAATATGCGCAAAATTGAATTTTATAGTGATGTATATGGACTCACAGATACAGTTCCTATAGTTAAACCAACAGAGTGTTTACCCAAATGGATTAATCTTGTACGTGCAGATTATAAGCAAAGTGATAAAGAAAAGTCACACTTATATCGTTGTCCAGGAATATTTGACCTGTTCACACATGGTTATATTGTTTCTGCTTGGCATGACATATCATTTAAAACAAATGGCGATGGGTATCAATGGGAAGTTCCTAGTAAAGAACTGCTTAAGTTAAAACCCAATGGTGATATCGCATCAGCACACAGTCACACAACAATAGGAAAACATTTACCTAGACCTAAGTGGGCGCACCCTAGCGTACTGAAATTAAACACACCGTGGCATGTGATAGCACCTAAGGGAGTTAAGTTATTGATTACTGCGGTACCCTATCCAGATAGTTATGACTTTGAAGCATTGACAGGGATATTAGACCCTGCAATCAGTACAGAAATCAATATACAATTGAACTGGAATATTCCAGTAGGTGAGGGTAGAATCTCAGCAGGAACTCCATTAGCACATATTATACCGTTATGCGAAGATGAATTAGAACTTGTTGTGCGTGACAAGAATGAGCATGATGATATATGGTCCAAGAAGCGCAATTTTGTGAATAGCATGGGGTATATCTTAAATAGAACTAGGTTGAAAAAGTTATATGAAGGGCATTTTCACAAACAAGAAAAGAAATGTCCATTTCATTTTTGGAAAAAATGATTTATGCAATATTTAAAAGGTTTAGAATACATTTGGTTAGTATTTTTTATTATGATTGTAGCCGGTATAGCAAAAGAGCGCGGACTCTTTATGCCGGTATACTCATATATTAAAACAAGTTTTAAAAGCAATCGATTAGTATTATTTCTAATTAGTGCTATCAGCGGGGTGTTACCTATTGAAGGCCGTGTCACTGTAAGCGCCGGGGTACTAGACACAATTACTCACAAAGATTGCGACCATAACCATGGTAGACAAAAGATGGGTATCGTAGATTATCTATCTACACATCATTATTATTTATGGAGCCCACTAGAGAAAACAGTAGTCATTCCAATGGCAACGTTTGGACTGGGGTATGTTGCTTGGTTAGGTATGGTTTGGCCACTGTTATTAGTTACTGCATTGTTTGTAACGTACTATATCTTTTTTAAAGTAAAAGAAGATGAAATCAATATTGAAGAGTCTACTTTCAAAATAAGCGCAGTTATGCGCAATGTATTGCCATTTTTTATAGCAATTGGGGCCTACATATATGTGGGCGGAGACAAGCACATCTTTGCAATTTTTGGATCGTTAGCGTTATATTATGTGTTTTTAACGCAAACTTGGAATTTTAAGAAATTATTATCATATATTAATTGGGAAGTATTGTTGACAGTAGCAGTAGTTATCGTGTTGGGTAATTACTTCAAGTCTCAGGAAGCACTTATCAATGAGTATATTAGAGGGTTAGGTATTGATATAACTACAGTTACAGGAATATTGATAGTCTCATTAATTGGATTAGTCGCTAGTTTCCTTATGGGTTCTAGTGGAAAATTTATCGCATTAGCGGTTTTAATGTCTGCTGTATTCGGTCAACAATACTTTTTATGGTTTTTCGCAGTTGATTATGTTGGATATTTGCTAAGTCCTACACATAAATGTGTTATGGTTGGCAATAGATACTTCGGCACACCACTGAAAACTTACTATTCTGCATTAGGAATATGGAGTGCTTTACTGTTAACCACAGCGGCCATACCAACTTTTCTGCTTTAAGTATTTTGAAAAATCGATAAATATACATAGACTTCTGTAGTTGTATAGTTATGGATCTAAAAAAGATAAATACTTGTATTAGGGATTAGACATGTCATTAATTTTAAAGCAAGAATCTTCAGCAAATGTACCTACTCCACCTGCGGGTAAGGGAACAATATTTTTAAACGCTAGCGATCAAGTAGGCGTAAAGGATTCTTCAGGAAATGTGTCTACATTCCCAACAGTTAGCGCATCTGGAAATACTCAAGTATTCTATAATGATGCCGGAAGTTTAACAGGTGATGCTAGTTTTACCTTCAATAAGACAAATGACACTGTAACTATATCAAATCTCACAGTTACGGGAACACTAATTGCAGGCGATATTGCAGTATCTAGTATTGCTAATGGTACAAGTAATGTAGACATTATAGGAACTAGCGGAAATGTAACGGTTAGTGTAGCAGGTAATGCTAATATAATGACTGTAACAGACACCGGTGTAAACGTATCCGGTACATTGAATGCTACAGGTGTAATTACTGGTAATGGTTCAGGATTATCTAGTCTAGCATATGCTAATATAGACCAGTTTACAACTACTGGACTTACAATTGACGAATTATATCTTCAGTCAGTAACACGATTAGTAGTAACTACGCCGGTATTTAATTACAACATAGACCAGTATGCAGGTGATAATCCTGCAATTTATGTAACTTCAGGGCAAACTATTGCTTTTAATTTAAGTGTAGCAGGCCATCCATTTTTAATTCAAACATCTGGTAACGCTAATTATTCTACTGGTCTATCACACGTATCAACAACGGGTACAGTAACAACAGGCGCATCAGCACAAGGCAAAACGACAGGTACATTGTATTGGAAAGTACCATATGGTATAACAGGTAATTATAAGTACCAATGTCAATCACATGGTTCAATGAATGGTAACATTGTCATTAGTGATGCAAATGTTTCTAATTTAAGCGTAAGTTCAGCAACAACCGCAGGTACTGTAACAACTGCTGCCCAATCAAATATCACTAGTGTCGGTACACTAACAAGTTTATATGTTGGTGCAACATCAAGTAATGTTGATTTCCCTAATGCCGTACAAGTAAGTTCACAAGATAATTCAGGTGTAACTGCTAACGATAATATAGGTTTAGTTGGTGAAGCAGTTGCTAATAGTGCTAATGCAAACGTTACCGGTATTGGTGTACTTGGTGTAGCAAGAGCAGTTGGTGGCACAAAAGGCACAGGTGTACAAGGTCAAGGTCATGTAACTAATACAGCCGACACTGGTGCTGCCGTAGGTATACGAGGGTATGCTACAGATACTCATAGCGGTGGATATAATATTGGCGTATTGGGTAATGCTATAGGTAGTGGTGTAGGTAATTATGCTTTCTATATTCAAAATGGTGGCATTGCTAGTATTGAAAATGCAACATTTTGGGACCTAACAGACAACTCAAACGCCGCACTTACTTTTAATAGTACAGGCAAAGCAAACATATTTGGTATTGAAACAACCGACAATGCTGAAGGTATCTTTACATCAGGATATTTAAATGTTGTAGGTAACATTACTGCTACTGCCGGTATTAAAACTGACAACTATTACTATGCTAACGGAAGTCCAGTAGACTTCCAACAAGCGGCAGGGTCAAACACACAACTTCAATTTAATAATGCTAATGATTTTGGCGCAAGCGCAAACTTAACATTCGACACTGCAACCAATGTACTCACTGTAACTGGAAACGCAAATGTTACTAATCTTAATGCAAGTGCCGCAGTTAGTGCTACAGGTAATGTAAGTGCAGGTAATCTAACTACTGGCGGTGTTGTATCTGCTACAGGCAATGTGTCAGGTGGTAATTTGACAACAGCAGGCGCACTAAGTGTGACTGGTAATGCTAACGTCGGTAACATTGGTGGTACTGGCGCAGTATTCACTACAGTAGGTGGAACTTTAACAACTGCAAGTCAACCAAACGTAACAAGCGTGGGTACGTTAACAAGTTTAAGTGTTACTGGTAATGTAACAGCCGGTAACGTATATGCAAATAGCGGGACAATCGGCGCAAACGTAATTACAGGTACTACAGTAGGTGGCACGTTAACAACTGCTGCACAACCCAATATTACTTCAGTTGGTACACTAACAAGTGTAACAGTAAGCGGAAACGCAAACGTTGGTAATTTAAATGCAACATCAGCCGTTGTAGCAAGCACATTAACAAGCAATGTATCTACAGGCACAGCACCAATCACTGTCACAAGTACAACACGTGTTGCAAATCTTAATGTTAATTATGCAAACGTAAGTGATTTTGGTGTTGTAACAGCACAATCAACTGGTACTTATTATCCAACATTCATTAATGGTAGTTCAACTGCTAACTATGCACTTGCTGCCAATTCAGGATTCAGTGCTAACTTAGCAAATGGTGGACTTACAGCAACAACATTTATTGGTAATCTAAATGGTAATGTACTGGGTGCATTAGCAAATGGTACAAGTTCGTTAAGTATACCATCAAGCGGTGGTAACGTTAATATTAGTGCATCCGGCAATGCAAACGTCTTTACTGTAACAGGGACAGGTGTTAACGTAGCAGGCACATTAAATGCTACAGGTAATGCTAACGTAGGTAATTTAGGAGCAACTGGAGTAGTTGCCACGACATTAGGTGGTACGTTAACAACTGCGGCTCAACCAAATATTACAAGTGTTGGTACACTAAGTTCACTAGCAGTTACAGGAAACGTTGCTGCCGGTAACTTAACAACGACTGGTGTATTGAGTGTGACTGGTACAGGTGTCAGCAGTATTGCTGGTAACCTAGACATGACTAGCAACACTATCATCAATCTTGCTACACCAACAAACGCAAATGATGCGGCAACTAAGCAATATGTTGATGACGTTGCTCAAGGTCTACATACACACGACAGTTGTAATGCCGCTACAGATAGCACACTAGCAACTATTTCAGGCGGTACTGTAACTTATAATAACGGCACAAGTGGTGTAGGCGCAACACTAACGACTACAGGATCATATACAACTATTGATGGTGTAACATTGTCAAACGGTATGCGTATTCTTGTTAAGAACGAAGCAAATACAGCACATAACGGTATCTATGATCGTACAAGCACAACAGTATTGACTCGTTCAACTGATTTTGATACTCCTGCTGAGATGGCAGGTGGTGATTTTACTTTTGTTACTGCTGGTACACTCTATGATAATACAGGTTGGGTAATGACCGAACCTGTAACTACAGTGGGTACAGATCCTGTACTTTGGGCACAGTTTTCAGGTGCAGGTACTTATACTGCCGGCACTGGTTTAACATTAACCGGTAGTCAGTTCAGTGTCAATACTTCACAAACTCAAGTAACAGCATTAGGCACAGTAACAACTGGTACTTGGAACAGCCTAGTAGGCTCAAGCGCAACATTCGCAGCCGGACTAAGTGGTGCAAACTTAGCATCACTAAACGCAAGCAACATATCAAGTGGTACATTAGCACAAGCAAGACTTGCTAATGCATCATTAACTGTTAATGGGCAATCAATATCATTGGGTGGTAGTGGCACAATCACTGCAAATACTACACAAACATTGACATTGGGAAGTTATTTAACTGGTACAAGTTTTAATGGTGGTACCGCAGTCACCGCAACAGTAGATGCGACAGATGCGGCCACAGCAAATAAAGTTGTTTCCCGTGATGCCAATGCAAGTTTCTCAGGCAACGTTATAACAGCAACTACATTTAGTGGAAGTGGCGCTAGCATAACTACATTGAATGCAAGTAATATCTCAAGTGGTACACTTGCCCAAGCAAGATTAGCAAATAGTTCATTAACAGTTAACGGTACTGCGATATCATTAGGTGGATCAGGAACTATAACTGCAAATACTACACAAACACTAACTTTTGGTAGTTATCTAACAGGTACAAGTTTTAACGGTGGAACTGCAAATACTATTGCAGTAGATGCAACTACTACTAATACTGCAAGTAAGGTTGTTGCTAGAGATGCTAGCGGTAACTTTGCAGCCGGTACAATCACAGCAACACTAAGTGGTGCGGCAACTACAGCAGGTACTGTAACAACTGCGGCTCAACCTAATATTACTTCAGTTGGCACATTATCATCATTAGCAGTAACAGGCAATATAACATCAGGTAATCTATCAGTATCAACTGGATCGGTAACGTTAGGTACATTAACTACCGGCGGAAATACCACAGCAGGTACGGTAACAGGTAACTGGACATTAAGTGCAGGCTCACGTTGGAACGCTACATACGCTGACTTAGCAGAAAAATATGTTGCTGATGCTGATTATGAGCCAGGCACTGTATTAGTATTTGGTGGTGAACAAGAAGTAACATTAGCAAATGATTTTGATAGCACACGTGTAGCAGGTGTTGTGACAACAAATCCAGCATTCTCTATGAATAATGAATGTGCTGGAGAACACGTTGCTGAAATTGCACTACAAGGTCGTGTCCCAGTTAAGGTACATGGTTTAGTCGCTAAGGGTGACTTGATGGTAAGTGGTCTAGGCGGATACGCAGTTGCTAATAACATGGCACGTGCAGGTACTATTATCGGTAAAGCATTACAAAACTTTACAGGTACAACAGGTATAATTGAAGTTGCAGTCGGTAGATTCTAAACCTCTCATATCTATTCTAACTTTTTTAATATTATTCCTATCTAACGGAATAAAGGCTGATCCACTATTCTGCACTATATTAAAATAAATTAGGAAATAATTGCTTTTGTGCAGACAAGTAATTATCATACGTTTCATCTGCAAATTTAGGTATTGACCTACTTGTCACAGTTGTCAATGTGTTCAATACCTTTTGTTTATCAAATAGTATTTCTTCTAATTTAATTTCTATTATTCTTTCTGAATATTCTTTTGGTTTTATTAATGGGAACTTGTATGAATATGGAAATTTATGCTCTACCCATCGATATATGTTGTCAGTTACATCCCAACCCATATTAATATGATATTTGTAGTAACTAAATGTTGCAACGTGTTCTTCCATATCCTTTGTAAATGTTATTATAATATTTTTAGAGTTCGGAAACTTATTGAAAAATACTTCCCAATTAGGGGCGCAATGCTCTCTGAATATTATTGGCTTATTGTGATTTGGCTCAGAGGCAGATGCGTAATCGCTAGATTGGTTAGCCATGAACGTGTAAAATTTCTCATCCATTAATTTAGGATTAAAAAAACTTACATCATGGGCATGACCGTTAGGAAACTTTAAAACTCTTTGATATGCAATATGGTCTTGTGCTAAAATTTGTTCTAAGATTGTCTTTATAAAAACACCGCAGGTACCGGTTTCAAAACTAATCAAATATGCCTCATTATTAATCATTTAAGTATTTAACAGATAAGTAGAACTGATGAACATCTTTACACTAGACTATCAAACCAGATTACGTGCTTGGCACGACTTAAGAGAAAAATTAAAAGACTACGACATAAAACAAAAATGTATTGAAGTAGATAATTTTTGGCAGCAATGCCCACAAGTAGCATATTACTTACACCCAATTGACATACCTCAGTGGCCTAACCCATGGGAGTTGTTAGCAGATAACAACTATTGCCCATATGCTAGAGCATTGGGTATGATATACACACTAGTATTGTTGGGTATAAAAGAGGTTGACTTAGTTGACGCAAAAGACGATAATAGTGAAGATGTGGCATTAGTCCTTGTTGATAACGCAAAATATGTATTGAATTACTGGCCGAATACGGTAGTAAATAACTGTCTACAAGACTTTACCATCACGAAACGTTATGACGTTTCTCCAATAATAACCAGAATAGGCAAACCATGAAAATATATGTTACTAAAAGAAACGGCAATAAAGAAATTTTAACATTAGAAAAGTGGCAAGCACAGGTAGCAAAAATTTGTAAAGGGATAGCGGATGTAAGTCAATCAATGATAGAAATTAAGGCACAGCCTCATTTCTATGATGGTATTACCACAAGAGAGATTGACGAGATTACATTACGTGCTGTAGTTGACCTTATTGATATTGAAAGTAATCCAGATATTGGTAACACTAATTACCAATACGTAGCAGGTAAGCAACGTCTTAGCATGTTACGTAAAGACGTATATGGAGAATATAATCCTCCTCATTTATACGAAATTGTAAAGAAAAATGTTTCAATTGGATTGTATAGTTCTGAATTATTAGAATGGTACAGTGAAGATGATTGGAACAAGATGAATGATATGCTTGAGCATGAGAAAGACGAACAGTATTCTTATGCGGCTATCGAACAATTGATTGAAAAGTATTTGGTTCGTAATAGAAGCACTAAGGAAATCTATGAAACCCCACAAGTTCGCTACATGGTTGCAGCCGCCACTGTATTCCACAAGGAAGAACCCAACACAGCAAGAATGCGTTACATCAAGGAGTATTACAATGCCGCAAGTGATGGCTTATTTACTCTTGCTACTCCTGTTCTCGCCGGTCTTGGTACTCCTACTAAGCAGTTTAGCAGTTGCGTACTTATACGTAGCGATGATGATTTGGATTCAATCTTTGCGTCAGGAGAAATGATGGCAAAGTATGCTAGCAAACGTGCTGGCATTGGCTTAGAAATAGGCAGATTAAGACCTCTTGGTAGCCCTATCAGAGGCGGTGAGATTATGCACACCGGCATGATTCCTTTCCTTAAGAAGTGGTTCGGTGATTTGCGTAGTTGTTCACAAGGAGGCATACGTAATGCTAGTGCTACAGTATTTTATCCTATATGGCATCATCAGTTTGATGATCTTATTGTACTTAAAAACAATCAAGGAACCGAAGAAACCCGAGTCCGTCATATGGATTATGGGGTTGTGCTTAGTAGTTTCTTCTGGAGAAGATTCAAAAACAAACAAGACATAACATTCTTTGATCCTAACGAAGTACCCGATCTATATGAAGCATTCTATAGTAATACAGAAAAGTTTGAAGAATTATATGTAAAATATGAAAAACAAAAAGGTTTGCGTAAGAAATCTATGTCAGCCGAAGAAGTTTTTAAAAGTGGCATACTCAAGGAGCGTACTGATACAGGACGAATATATCTTGTATTCATTGACAATGTAATGAATCAAGGTCCGTTTGATCCTGAATACCACACTATCTATCAGTCAAATTTATGTTGTGAAATATTACTTCCTACTAAGCCCTTTAAGCGCCTGGACGACAGCACTGGTCGTATCGCTTTATGTACGTTGGGCTCAATTAACTGGGGAGCCTTCCGCAACCCAGAAGATATGCGTAGGGCTTGTCGCATACTTCAGCGCAGCCTTTGCAATATATTGGATTATCAAGATTTTCTATCCATACAGTCTCGCCTAAGCAATGAAGAGATTCAGCCCTTAGGCATAGGTGTAACTAATCTTGCCTATTGGCATGCTAAACGAGGATTAAAATATGGCGACAAAGACGCATTACAAGAAGTTAAGAGTTGGATGGAGCACCAAGCATATTACCTTACAGAAGCAACGGTTGAACTTGCTAAAGAGCGAGGCCCGTGTAGTGAAAGTAGCAAGACACGTTACGGTCAAGGTATCTTTCCCTGGGAACTCAGAGCCAAAGGCGTTAACGAATTGGCCAATTTTAATCCCGAATTAGACTGGGAAGTGTTAAGAAAGGATATGGTACAATATGGAGTACGTAATGCTACTCTTATGGCTATTGCTCCTGTTGAAAGTTCTAGCGTGGTCATTAATAGTACTAACGGCATTGAATTGCCTATGTCTCTTATTACTGTTAAAGAAAGCAAGGCTGGAAGTTTCACACAAGTAGTTCCCGAATATCAAAAGTTAAAGAACAAATATCAATTGATGTGGGATCAACATGATTGCGATGGTTATATAAAAACGGCTGCGGTGTTGGCTGCATATGTTGACCAAAGCATAAGTACAAATACTTTTTATAACCCAGCACACTTTACAGATAGAAAAGTTCCTACTACACTGATTGCTAAGAATCTTATGCAAGCACACTATTGGGGACTTAAAACATTCTATTATAGTTTGATTAATAAGCAGGGCTCTAAAATGCAAGAACAAGATGTAGTTGAACATGCTACAGTAGAAAATATAGAATTATTAGAAGATGATTGCGAATCGTGTAAATTATGAGTAAACAACAATACAACCTTAACACAAAGACAGACTATCTAAATCGTAAAATGTTTTTGGACCCTGCAGGTCCCGTAACCATTCAACGTTTTGAAGAAGTAAAATACAATAAAATAGTAAAGTACGAGCAGACTGCACGTGGTTTCTTTTGGGTACCCGAAGAAGTATCTTTGACAAAAGATGCTAATGACTTTAAAGATGCTAGCGATGCAGTAAAGCATATCTTTACTAGTAATCTATTACGTCAAACTGCATTAGATAGTTTGCAGGGTCGTGGGCCAAGTCAAATCTTTACCCCAGTTATATCATTGCCTGAACTAGAAGCATTGGTATATAATTGGACATTCTTTGAAACTAACATACATAGTCGCAGTTACAGCCATATCATTCGCAACATCTATAATGTGCCTAAGGAAGTGTTCAATACTATCCATGACACTAAAGAAATTGTCGATATGGCAAGTAGTGTTGGCAAGTACTATGATGACTTACATAGGTTAAACAGTCTTAAAGAAATTGCAGACCCGACAAAAGAAACTGTATTAGAGCCTGCACATATCAAAGCAATTTGGTTAGCATTACACGCAAGTTACGCACTTGAAGCATTTAGATTTATGGTAAGTTTTGCCACAAGTCTTGCAATGGTAGAGAATAAAATCTTTATTGGTAATGGCAACATTATCAGTCTTATTTTGCAAGATGAAATCTTACACAAAGAATGGACTGGTTTCTTAATCAATCAAGTTGTTAAAGAAGATCCAAGATTTGCAAAAGCAAAGCAAGAATGCGAAAGTGAAGTATTACAGATTTATCAGGATGTAATACGTGAAGAAAAAGAATGGGCAGACTATTTGTTTAAGAAGGGTCCTGTTATTGGATTAAATGCCAATATATTAAAGGACTTTGTAGACTATACAGCAATGGATGCACTTAAGCATATTGGTATCAAATACTGGAACACATCACCCAAAACAACACCCATTCCATGGTTCAACAAGCACACTGAAACAAGCAAAAAGCAAACAGCACTACAAGAAAACGAATCAACAAACTATGTAATCGGTGTAATGTCAGATAGCATCGACTACGAATCACTACCCAATATATAATAAGGAGAAAAATAATGAGAGCCATCGTGTGGAGTAAGTATCATTGTCCTTTCTGCGACCAAGCAAAAGCATTGTTAAAGCAAAAAGGATACGAAATCGAAGAACGTAAAATAGGTGACGGATACAGTAAAGAAGAGTTGTTGGAAGCAGTTCCAAACGCACGAACAGTACCACAAATATTTTTAGGTGAAGAATACGTAGGTGGATTTACAGAACTTAAACAAAGGTTAGCAGCATGAATTTAAATTTAACAGCAGGATCAGTATACACATTTAAAATGAATAGCGGCGAAGAGTTAGTCGCTAAAGTTAAAACAGTGGGTGAAGGTTTCGTAGACCTAGAAGAACCCGTAAGTATTGCCCCTGGCCCACAGGGTATGGGGCTAGTTCCTAGTCTCTTTACCTCAGAACCCAAGGCCTCAGTAAGACTAAATACTAATAGCGTTGCTATCGTTGGTCCAACGGACGACAATGTAAAGATGAAATATCTTGAGGCAACGACAGGAATTAAAGTTCCTGAGAAGAAATTAGTATTAGGGTAAAGATGGCACAGTTAAGTCGCTTAGGAGATCAAAACACAACCGGGGGTAAAATAGTAAGGGGCGCAAGCACTACATATGCCAACGGCATTGCAGTGGGATTGCATGTAAGCGACATAACTCCGCATGCGCCATTTGGTAAACCGCATCCCCCACATAAGTCAGCAAAAACTACTGAAGGAAGTCCTACAGTGTTTTGTGAAGGAGTACCGGTACTCAGAGTAGGATCAGGTAATACATGTGGACACAAAATTGTTCAGGGTAGCCCTGACGTATTCGTACCGTAAACTAAAATGGCAGATACCGGCAAGCAAAGTCCATTAGGTGTTAATGTTTTAGGCTCTGTTCTACAAAACAGAGGCTATTGCATTAACAAAGTTGCGGCTAGTTATATGGGCGCCAGTAAATCTAATGCCGGTTATTCTTTTGGATCACTAGTACAAAACACAGTATTACGTTTACAAACATGGGGAATACATGATGCATACAACAGGGGAAGATTAACTACAGGCGTAGATTCATCAACCTCAACATTAGTATCTAATCCAGTATATGATAATTTAATCTATATAGGTTTTGATACTATTCCTTCATTGGGCAATGCAAGATCACCTACGTATTTGCCTGTAGACAATGCGGGATTGTGGACTAGTGGAGGTACTCCTGCTAGCACATCTTGGCCTTTCGCAGGAAGTATAGGTCAAACACAAAGTGCCAATTGGATACCCTATAATACTAGCAATGTAAATCGAAGTGTGACAATGTGGGGTTATATAAGGTTACATGCCTTACAAGCCTGGAATGAATTTAATTATAACGGTAGTCCTACTGCAAGAGACAATCCTGAATACAAGGAATTTTGTTCTTCATTTTTAAGTGCTGACGCATTTGTTAACTATAGCAATCAAGCAATTTTTGCTATGGAAGATAGTAAGAATTTCTTAGTTGGCGCATTTAGTAATTCAAACGATTTAATAAGCGCAGATATAACCGGTGTTAACTTATCTACTATTAATTTTGGTGCTGATTTAATAAGATTAGGTAATGCATTAGACTTAAGTACAATATCAACATTTGGACTGCCATCAACACTATTAAGAACGTTAGGACTTAACGGAGCGATAACTCAAGACTTAAGTTTAGCATTAATATCAGCAGGACTGTCAAGTTCAGATATCAGTAAGATAGGATTAGGACAAAAGACTAATGTAACAAGAGAGCAGGAACAACAAATATATGGCGCCTTCTTGCTCATTCAGGGAGTAAATTTAGTAAATGTGTTAGCACCACTACGTTGTAAAACAGCAGGGTTGATAACACTAGCAGACTTGTTGAGTGTTCGAAAGTTATTTCCGGCAAGTTACTCTTCAATGACTGTGCCAATATATAATACTACTCCTGGCCCAACAAATAGCAAAACATATTACTTGATTTTTTCTGGTAGCGGAATAAACCCTACAATCAACACACCGGCAATAAAAGAAATAGTAGGAGAGCAAATACCAAGTGGAACTCCACCTATTAATGAAAACTCTACAACAGATACTTATACATTACCGCCCAAAGGATTTGGTAGTAATCTAATAGGTATTATACCGCAAGATGATGCGATTGCCGCCGGCGCATTTAGTTATTCTATGCGTCAAATTAGAAATGTCGAACAAGCAACAATAACAAAATTTGCAGAAGTAGCATACGGTACTGAAACTGGTACAGGATATACAAGAGCCACTGGAACTGACAGACCAGTTGTCACTGAAATGGCAAATTATGGAATGACAGTCTGCGCACAAGGTAGTGGAGTATACGGAACATTCACAATGAGTGATTTGTTTGGATGCATGAGTGGGCTTCCTTATCCATGGCAACTATTGTACAACAGTATTTTAAATTTACAAACAAGAAAATTACATAACATTTATCAACAAGATTTTCTAGCAATTACGTGGGAAAAGGCTATAATGTCAATAGCCCAACCGTTCTATATAAAGATAGTTAGAAGTTATAAGGCCCCAACGGTAAGTCCTAACCCTTCGAACCCTGCTTATGATCCTAGAACAGAAATACCAAATCCTAGTTATAACCCATCATTGCCGCCGGGCCCGGGCAATGAGCCGACAATACCAAACCCAGCATACAATCCAATCCCCTACGTAAACGGTAGTACTGGCTCAGAAACTAATTGTGCGACTTATTATAGCGATGGAGGTCTTCCTGAAATATATGATTGGTATTATAGATTAAACATTGCATTAGTAGAAGATGGCGGTGGATACGGTAGAGGAACAGCACCTAATCCAATAGTAACAATATTACCTAATAATGTAAATGCAAGTGCAACAACAACTGTAGGAAGAAATGATCAAGCCTCAGCCTCATTAGGCGGAGGTACTTTTGGTAGAGTATCGTTGACTGCTAAAGAAAACGGTGGTGAATATAGATGGTACTCTGATCAGGTTCAAGATAATTGGATAAACATAGGAGGACAAAATACTGATGCTGCCTCTCCTACCCCACCAATTTATTATAGTGGTTATCCAGGATACGGGCAAGTATCTAGAAACTTTGCATGGGTAGTAAGTACTATACCAAAAGAAACAATTGAAATAGAACATGGCCCTATTGCACAACTACCAGTTAAAGTAAATGGTGACGTAGCAACTGACGGGGTAAACACACCCGGAGATATAAGATCAGACCCCCTTATGTTCCCGGGCTTAGGTGGAGTAAATGCAGGAGTACAAACATTAGGTACTAACCCATGGCCTTCACCAATGAATTCTAATATACAACAGTACATTGATCAGGCTAACGTAGAAATAAGATCGATTTCTTTAGCAAAGCCTACAGAAACAATTAACAACAACGTAATATATAGAATTTTAGGAACACAATTAACACGTGAACAGCGCACACGTTATACTGCCCTACCACCTGTACCAGTACCAAAAGATATTTGGATAAATTTATATCCAACCTCATTATATATTTTTGTAGATTCTATACCTAATTTGGCTCAAAACACAAGACCGCATATGAGCGCACAAACATTAGAAGCAATCTCTGACTTTGATACTACAGGTGGACAAAGTACAGTTGTAATTCAACGTCAAGAGCGTAATCAGTCACGATTACAAACAGTTGGTATTCCATTAGATAATAATTTGAATACAGATATGACTGCACAACAGGCTCAAGTATTAACCATGAACGGTGTGATACCCGGCGGAGTAGATGGTGTACCGTCAGGTACAAAGAATTATACATTACCTGCGTGGCCCGGTAACATAGGTGACGGGGGAGGACTTATACAACCTAAACCAACCGGTCGTATGATTAATACAGGTCCTATAACACCAGGTAGAGAAGCAC